AATTACAATAGATCCATCTGCATTACTCGCCATCGTCCCCACCTCCGTTCTTTAATAATTCGTTGAACATCTTTGCAAGGCTGTCCTCAGTAGTGGCTTTTTCCTCTCTAAATTCAACCTCGCAAATATCTCTATTTGCATTGAGAAAATCTTTCTCGTATTTTTCCAGTTTTTTACCCTTTGCCCGTTTCTGCCGAATGGTAAGAATAAATCCCCATATATCCTCCCGGTCAATGCTTTGGAAATATCCCAGAAACGTCCACCAGTGCATATATGGGACAGCGCGTACCTCCATTCCTGCCACCTTATTGATGGCCGGAAAGATAAGTTGCTCATCCTTTTCCCAGTTCACAACTTTAGGGCTGGGCTTACGGTCTGATATATGGCACTCTATAAAAGTGACGGCAGCCTCGTAGGCGTCCTGATAATCAGACTTAGGTATGGATTCCATAGCAACAAATAACCGCTTTAGGCAGACATAGGCTTTTTCCTCATCGGACAGCTCTTTGTCGCCAAAAGCGGCTATAATTTGCAGTATATCCCGGTAATCTGAGCGTATTTTGTACGCCCGTCCATTGATATTAAGAGTTTGCGGTAGCATCCCCAGCATCTTTATGCACCTCCGGGTTTTCCGGCGCAAGGTCACTCAGATACTTGTCGGTACGCTGTGCGGATATTTTCGCTTCCTCATCAATCGCCTTGCTGATAACATCGCCGAGAGCGACTAAAACCACCTCAGCAAAGAAATGGCCGTGAACGGATGAAAACGGGTTACGCTTTGCGAAAATCTCGTCTGCTTCCTCCATATCGAAAAGCTCATCAAACTTCTGTTTAAGATCAAGCTCAACCTTCTTCAAAATCTCCCAGTCCTTTTCAAAAGCGGCGGTACCGTCGTTTCTGATTTCAAGAGTTTCAAGGGGCTTTACGATGCTGTCAAAATTCTTAATCATAGCATTGTAGCGATCGATAATAGAGAGATCTGCAGGTCTGAAATAAACCTTGCATACCAGCTTTCCAAACTTATTTACAATGGGAACCTCTCTTGTACCGTCGTCGATAACGGCTGTGAGCGGTGCATTGCTTTTTAACTGTGTGACTTTTGCCATAATAAATTACCTCCAATTTGTCTGTGTTAAAAAATAGGAGAGGGCTATGCCCTCTCCGCGATCTTATGCAATATCAGTGATTGTAGCCTGGTTCGTTTTCATATCATAAACGATATTCTTCTTCTCCATAGCACCAACAGGGTTGATGTTAAATGGAATAGCATAACCAGCAGTGTCGCCGCCCACGCTCTGAGGAATGAACCATGCTCTACGAACAAAGCAGTATCCTGTCATTGTCTGAGCTTCCTTGTTTGCACTTGTGAAGAAAGCCTCTGCAAAGTAACCTAAAAGGTCGCCCTCGCCGTACTTCTCCTCTAAAGCCACCTCTAAGAGATGATCGTACATGATTCTGGATGGATCCATGTAGTAAGGGTCAAGGTCAATCTCAGGCTCATAGCCGGAGTGAGTAAGGGTTGTCTCGCCTAAGACGTTCTTTGTTGTCTCAGTATCAGGGTTAAGCTCCTTTGTAAGTTCGTCATTGTCCTTACCAAGAGCCTCCCAACCGCCGCTTGCTGCTGTGTAGGTCACAGTGATTGTGTCGCCGCTTGCTGGCTCTCCAGTAACTTTGATACCGTAACTGTCAAGCGCTACAGTAGTGCCGTTGTACTTCCAGGCATCACCGCTGTAGGTAAACACATACTCGCCAGAAATGCTGACAGCCTTACCGAATGCAGCGGCGGTAACAGTAGCAGCAGTTACGCCAGTACCGTTTGTGATAGCCTTGCAAGCCTCAGTGATAGCCTTACCAGTCCAAGAACCGAAGAACATACCTCTGTTTCTATCAAGTTTTGCCATTGTTTAATTCCTCCTATAGGTTAATTTTAATTGAATCTGATACTTTGCTGCATCACTTCCGACCTCTGCCGGATATGGAGTAAGAGTAGGCATGATAGACTTTACACGCCCCTCAGGTATCTGTGGCAGATTGCGTAAAGCATTCTGCGTGAGTACCCAGCTTATAACCTCGTCAAAAAAGCCAAGGTTTGCAAGGTTTTGGTGTATATCAGCGCCGTATGATTCTTTCATTGCAAAAATAAAATTGAGCGTTTGGATGTCGTTTAAGACTTCCTCGCCCAGCACATTTTCATGCGTATTTAATTGTGATGGTACCGCGTATATGGCATATTCTGTAGGGCTTTCAGCCAGATAGTCAACGCGGAATCTGTTTGTTTTGGATAGCGCCGGACACGACCGGAACCATTCGCGCAAACGCCCTATATTAGTTTCCTCTGGTAGCATTTTGAGCCTCCTTTAGAATATCCTCTTTGTGGTCTGCTTTCATTCGCTCAAACCAGAATGAACCAGCCAACGGGTTAAGATCCTTGCTATACTGCAGTGACCGTCCCGTGAGGTGCTTTTTTGTACCCGGCTTTGAAAAGAACCTTGTAGGCTCTCCGCTGTCGTCCTCAAATACGGGAATGTTCGGACCCATGACCTCTCCATAGTAGAGGTACCGGGCGTAGGGTCCAGGATAAGTAACTTTACCGCTGCCGATTGCGGTAGCAGTATAAGCGCTTTTACCCAGGGTACCAGTTGCCATAGGAACATATTGCAGGCAGTAATCAATGACGGATTTGTCAATGACCTGCTGTACCTTGCCGCCTGTTTCCAGATTGCAATGCCTCAGCATATCTGCCGTGCCTCTGTTCCAGTGAAAATTTGCTTTAAGAGTGGTAGCCATTTATGCACCCACCACCTTCCAATGCTTAGAATGTGGCGCGCGTCTGTCATCTGTAACGCCTAAAATGGTAACGTACTCGCTATAACGCTTTTTAAGATCAGCAGGGCGAATATTGTTTGCATCTGTTACCGCACCTTTGACGATAATATCGCCATTGTGCAAAGTAAACGCCGCTTCCGGCGCTTCTGTTTCTGCGTAGGCTTTAGGATCCAGATATGACTTCCCTCCAAAATCCGCGTCCACAGGGATGCGGATAGTAAACTTATTTGCGGCTTTCAGCCCAGAAGAATCCACATTCGATGCTATATCGCAAAACCAGGATACTCCTTTTATTACCGTAGCAAAGTAAGCATCATAACCGCTATCAGGGTCAAGCCTTGCATTAAACACCGTTATGGTTTCATTGCACAGTCTCATGTTTCCACCCCCCTATATAAGAGAGGTATTCCTTCATCGTTCGTTTCTCCCCACAAGAGAGAGCGGATCGTGTCATTCATACTTTTGGCCGCGTCCTCAGCCCCCATAGCCTTGCCATAAGATTCTGAGTAGCCGTCTGTGTTGTAAGATGTAACGACTGGATTTAAGACCTGAGCCTCGACACCGGCAGCAGATTCTACAGTAATGAGAGACATTACGCACATTTTTACTGCTTCCGGCACCTCAGCCATGCCTTGAACTCTGGAATTGGTCAGGTAGTCAATGCGCTTGCGCGCACTGAACTCTAACCGGATAAAGTCTGTCTGCGCTAAAGCACCGCCAAGCTCTTTGTATTCCTCATACGTTAAGTAATGTGCGTGTGCCATATTTGCGCCTCCTATGACTTATTGACTGTTACTGTATAGGTTGTGACTGCAGCATTCTCAGCTTTGACAGTGAATGTAAGTACATTCTCCCCGGCAGACCATGTAACAGCAGCTCCATTTGTAACAGGATCGTTGCTATGATTTGCGTTTGTGAGAGTAACGTCTACAGATACATCATCCTCAGCCGTTGCCTTAATCACGTTGGATTTGTTGGATGTTTCAGCCGTGTAGCTCAGCACATCCGGGTTAAACGACGGGTTTAATGCTAATGCACCGATAGTCAGCCCCGTTAATTGACTACCGGAGATCAGTTTCCCACCGTACCTGCGGTGTCCTCATCTGCGATTGCGACAGCCTGAGTATTTTCAAGCATTGCCTGAGTAACCTCAGTAGAGGAGATGTTGAACTGCAGGCCGTTCTTCTTCTTGTTGAGGATAAATACGTCCTCGAAGGACTCCTCGAAGTAGATATACTTGCCCTCAGTAACGGCAGTAGGCGCGTCAAGCTGAGAGAACTGATAGCTTACAGGAGTGATAACAGCAGAAGGGTGTACAAGGAACATATTGATCTGGTATGCTCCACTTGTTGCTACCTTCCAGCCGGTTGTGAAGTCGTACTTTGTACACATAAGAGTAGCCGGTACTCCTACGATCTCGACCTCCTCGATACGGGATACAGAACGGTTTACCTGGTTTCCGCCAGACTGAACATCAAAGTTTCTTGTGATGCCAGCAGCCTGCTTTAACAAAGTCTGAACCTCAAAAGTACAATACAAGATACGGCCGTTTGCCGGAACTCTTGCATTATCCATATTGAGCATGAGCTTGTCGAATACGGAAAGTACATTGTTGGCATTAAGCTCTGTCTTATCTGCAGTCATGCTCTGCTCAGTCCAGAGAGAGTAGAGAGTAGATACACAGTATGCGTCCATCTCAGGGAACTTCTGCTCCTCGTTGAATACCTGAGTGATATTCTGGATACTTGCGACCTCGTTTGTCTGGTCAATATCCTTAGGATGTACAAGGGTGGACCACTTTCTCTGATTCTTCAAAGTCTTAGGCTCCCATGCGTTGTCGTAGTTACGTGTAGCCATTGCAATAGTATCTCTATCGCTTGCTACTCGACCCGTTGTAGTGATAGAAGGGATATAGATGGTCTTTCCATCCTCGCCCATTCTATAACGGCCGTTGTTCTCGGTAGCGTAGAGTTTACCGAAGTTAAGCACATAAGGGTACATCTGAGCAAGCGCCTGGCTGTACTGAGATGCGTAGTTAATTCCTGCCATAGTTTAATTCCTCCGAATTTTCTTAATATTTTTGACCCTATTAGTTATCAGCTTTAGGCATGGGTCTAACGCCAGTAAAGTTGAAGTGAAAAGCGTTCGGATCGCTTGGCGCCGGCTGCTGCTTAGGCGGTAAAACGATGTCGGGCTTTTTTGGATCCGGTACATCCGGCTCCTTTGTCTGTGCGAATGCTGTAGGATCGTCTGCCTTATACTTGGTTAAGAAATCCTCATAACCCAGCAGAGTGTCCCCATCCACTTTGAAATCTTTGGCGATTGCATCACGGATAAATTCACGCTTTGCGGCAGCAGAGGAGAAGTTAATCTGATTAGCTTTCTCGCGTACCATGAACTCGTAGGACTGTCGTTTCATCTGCTGTTCCATAGCCTCTTTGTCGGCTGTGTACTGTGTCTGTAAGCCGGAAAATGCTGCCTGAACCTCAGCCAGCTTACCGGAGTCTGCCTGAGCCTCTGTGAGCTTTGTCTGTAAAGCGGAGAGGTCCGCATCTCTCTGAGTGATCTGTCCTGTAAGATCTGTTACCTGCTGTGTGAGCGCACCCACCTTGTCGTTGAACTTGTCGCGGCTTACATAAGAGCCATCAGCGATATTTACACCGTTGATTTTCGCCTCTGTAGCTGCTTTCTCTAAGTCCTCATAGGTCAATGCCTCATTGTCCTTGAATAAACTCTTGATAAATTCCAGTGCCATAATTTTGTGTCCTCCTAACAACATAGATTTAATTTGTATTTCCGCTGCCACTCAGCGGTAGTGTTGCCATCGCATTTATCTCCCTGCAATGCCGGGTCTATATAAAGGCATGAGCCTTTAATATCGTGAAAAATGGGTAAAGAAAAAGCATCTCAGTATTGAGACGCTTTTTCCCACTCCGAAAGGTATTTTTGCGAAATTTTTTCCTACTGTACTGAGAAAGGATTTGCACCCTGGCAAACGGGGCTAAGAAAAGCAGTACAGTCATGCGACCATGTCCGCAAACAGAGGGCTATACACCAGAAATTCCGCTATTTTGTTTCAGTTCCTAATACTCCGCGCGTTGCGCGATCTTCAACTCTACGATTGAGCCACATAAGCGCTTCCTCAACATGGTATAATGCCTGAGCTGTTTCGTAGGATGGATAAGGACCCTGCTGGAAAGCAGAAAGTCTGTCTCTGACAATTTCCAGTAAGTCAGAATCAATAACGCCGCTGATTGCATCAGGATCTTTTCTTGCGCCACACTGCATCTGAATTGTCGCAAGCATATTTTCCGGTCTTGTGCGGAAAGTGTTGTCCTCATCAGAGATACGCCCTGTGTTGAGCTTGCACACCTGGTATAAGTGGTGCGCGCCTCCAGGTCCGATCTCATCAATGGCGAATACATCATTGAGCTTTTCCATTTTCTGAATTGTGTTTAACTGTTTCATAGTGTGCCTCCTTTTATTATTTGACCTTTACCGGCTTAAATCCCTGTACGGTCATTCTATCCCTGCGTGGAGTAATGCCGGATGCCTGAGCAACTGTATTGTATTTCCTTGCAAGGGCATTTATCTTTTTCTGGCAGCTCTGGCGTAGGGTGTCGTCCCCGGCGTACTGAGCTGCAACTGCAACATCTTTTTGGCGTCGTATCTCAGTTTCGATCTCTCGCATAAGCTGTCCAGCTTCATAGATAGAGTAGTGCTTGCCCTCTATATCACAGCCCCTTGCGTTATCCGCCGCCCACTGTTTAAGCTGTGCGTCAGTATAACGCCGCGTTGAATACTGTGTTGAAAACGACATAGCGATGTGCATACAGTTCCATTCGCCGATAGGACGGCGGATAGCTCTGTACAAGGTTCCGTCAATATCCCGGAATGGCAAGCCGCTCTGTATGTTGTTGAAATCTGCTTTTGAGAATACATGCCCCTGTATAGGTTCGTGATCCGGCGCGCTCCTTGCGTGGGCTGACAACTCGTAAGCGTCATATCCCAGCTCCTCGCCCATCATAATAGAGCAGTTCTGCGCTATCTGATTTGCGCCGTCTATAACATTCTGCCTGATTGCAGTATCAAGGCGTCTGTGATAACCACTTTCATATACAACCTGCATACCGTTGTAGCCGATTTGCTTAATTGCGTCCCGTGTAGCTGACTGGTAATCAGTCATTCCGCTGGATACTGCCATTACTGCGGTATCTATGGCGGTACGGTAGCTCTCGGATACGGCGGTTGTGTTGGATAGGTTGGTAAGGGTTTTTGCTGTCTGTATGCTGACCGACTGAGTGTATTGCGTTATCCGGGCTTTTGCCTCAGGAGATATACTCTGTTGCTTTAATGCCTGTGTAAAACGCTGATCGGTATAAACATCGTCAAGTGCTGCCTGATATATCTTGAATACGTCCCGTAGGCTTGTATTCGTGGCAATAGCCAGCCTTTGTGTGATGTCGTTAATATTTGTACCCATCTCGGTCATTATGGCTATACGGTTAATGCTGGTAGGGTTAAGCTCGCCGATAGCCATAATCTGCTCAGCTACCTTCTCAATGAAAAAAGTGTTGACTTCCTCAAAGCGCTTCATCATATAGTCGATAGCCTTATTGAGATTATCGCCCACGGCTTACACCTCCTACTCAGTAGCAGAGGCAGCAGCTTTCTGGGCCTGTTGTATCTGCTGTTGCTTTTCAACTGCAGGTAACATACTTTCAAGGCTTTCGCTCTGCTCATCTGCCACAGCTTGTATAGCGGCCTTTGCCTGCGCCTTTGTTTCTCCGAAATACCATTCGCGCATTTCAGCTTTACTGATAAGCCCGGCATTGAGAAGCATAAGGCGCTCATTTGTCTGCTGTTCGGTATCTGTGACGATTGAATCGTCCCAGCTAAACGATATATCGTAATCGCCCTCTGGTGCCAGATTATAGATAGTTGCAAATTTATCCATAGCTCTGACCACATCGCGCAAGCACGTTTCAAGGGCTTTCTGGTTATCTGATACAGTGGAGTAAGAACGCTGACGATTTATCTTTAACTCCGTAGCTGTCTTGGCTTCCACGGCGGCATTTGAAATAGTACCACGGGAAAGTCCGCACAGATCCTCAACACTTTCATAGAGCTTATTCAGCCCGGAAATGAGAGAAGCATCGCGGATAGCAGGAGAGAATACATCGTAGGAGTCGTCTGTTCCTCGGTCAACGCCTCGGAAAAGTCGTTGATTAAGGTGTGGCATCTCCTCGCCCTTGCCGTCTTTCTTTGGACGTAAGACCATAGGATCTACGTCAATGGCAAGCTCTGAACCCTCATACTCCCACAGTAAACGGGAATACTGCTTATCTACTTCCATGATTACATCCCTTGCTTTTGCAAAGCAGGAAACGCCCATAGGACTGTCAATGTCAATGCAGTTTGCGGCGGCAACTTTATACCACCCAAACAACTGACCTTCTGTATTTTCTACAACCGCCTCCGGTTCCAGAGACGACCACTGAGGTACTGACTTGATAGGGATTTCAGTACCGATGGAGTCACGCATATTTGACTTAAAAGCTCTCTGCGTGATCCTTACATTTTCGCCCTCAACACGATGGCGCTCCAGACGTGTGTAAACCGTCTTGCCCTCTGTGTAAGTGTCCCGGAAAATTACATCCGTGAGCTGCCCCTCATCGCCGAATGAGAGAGGGTATAGCCCCCATGCCATAGTCCAGTCAAAATAGATATGCCCGTCCTTTGGATATGGTCGGACTGTCATACCGCCAGAAGCAAGCCCCTGTTCCAGCTTTTCCCTGAGCTTGGCCATGCAACGCTCAAATTCCTTTTTCAGAAATTCAGAACGTGGGTTAGTCAGTTCTGCGCCATCTGCGTCCTGAGTGTTGCCCTCTGCATCCTTACCGGTAATATTCCAGTCAAGCTCCAACGTGATAGAACGCGCAAGCTCTGAACTGATAAAGGCTGGAAGATTACGGCTCTTGACTGATTTATCAGCAAGCCAGGGAGCCTTATTCAAATATAGCAAGTACCAATCATCCATAGCGTTTATCATCTCTGGAGAGAGGGGGCTTTCTATATGTTCTACCTGTTCAATGTCTTTGTATGGTATCAATTTTCTGATTACCCCCTTTATAAGACTTAATAACTTGGAAAACATCGGTTTCCCTCCTTCATGCACCCCATGTTACAAACTCCCTCGCGCGCGTATATGAGCGTTCGCGTAGGCGTTTTAGGGCGTATAAATATACCTAATACCTCTATTTCATAGGGTATATTAGAAATAAATGTAATATTGTAACAAAATGCTCTAAACCCTTATAAATAAAGGCTTTGTGGCGTTACATTCTCTGTTACATAAATGTAACAATGTAACTTTTTACTGTTACATTTTCTGAATTTGTAACGCGATTGTAACAGAAAATGTAACAGTTATTGTCCTTTTCGTTTCCACACACGCTCCATGCCATACCGGACGCTATCAATAGAGTGGTTATCCTTATCAGGATAGCCGCTGATTATCTCGCCGTCCTCGGTACGCTCATATTCGTATGTGGTAAATTCTTTGTTGGTCGCCGGGCATCGTACTGGATCGATCACAATAGCTTTGAGTGACTGCAGCCATTTGATACCATACCGGACGCTGTCGGGGCCTTTTATGGCACCACGACAAAAAGCTCCGTATTCCCTATAGTCACTTACTGACTTAGGCTCTGCGGAGTCTGCTGTGATGAGGTCTTGACCGGTAACGCCTTTAAGCATTACAAGGGCATTCCAGGTAACGGCATTGCTTTCCTTGTTTGCCCGGTACTCATCGAATATATATAAAATCTGTCGTGCGCTGTCGTAGTGCATCTTTGACCAATGAAACGGATCCGGGTACCAGCCCCAGTCAATCCCCATGTAAATATGGTCAAAGTGTGAAATTTCCTCGTCGGTTATCTCTCTTGATACGACATTGTCGAATACCTCGCCACCAGTACCGACGGCATTACCCAGGTACTCATGCTCATAGGCTCTTGGATTGCTTTCCTTTAGAGCCTCAGCATCATCAAAGAACTGTTCGCCCAGCCAATCCGGGGGAACCTGTGTATAACAGGACTTATGGCGCAAAGCGCCACGCCTCGGAGTGAGTACATACTGATTCGCCCAGTTTGATTTGCTGATAGGGGGGTTAAAGGACTTGAATACAACAAACTTCGGACCGCCTCGCATTACAGACTGCTGTACGCTTCGGATTTCCTCCTCGCCTGCGAACTCGTCCAACTCCTCAAACCATAGGTACTTAAAGTAGCCATGCGCCACCTTAATAGATTTCATTTTCTTAGCCTTATCCAGACCCTTGAAAAGAATAACCTGCCCCGTGGGCTTATAGACGAACTTAAAAGGATTGACTGTGGATTTCCACAGATCATGTACACCCAGCTCATCAATGCCCCACTGTATCTGTTCAAATACGGATGAGCCTATTGTGTTCGCTACCTTACGAAACACAATGGCATTTGCTGTAGGATCATTCATTATCCCTAAAGGTATCTCAGTACCAATAAAGGATGATTTTGTAGAACCTCGCCCACCGTACAAGTCGTAGTATGTATGCAGGCCGTCCATGATGTCCCAGTGTACCTGATAAAAGGCTGGAGCAATAATGGATGATAGCCTTGCCCCATCCACGACTTTACTCACTCAGATTGTCCTCCTCGGATTCTGTCGTCTGAGGCTGAGAGAGTGTATCAGATACTCTCGGAATATCACATATAATGTTGATAGCCGGAGCCTTGCCGTCATCCTCAGCTCGCTTGTCTGCATCCCAACCCTTAAAGTTGTTCTGCAAACTGAATTTTGCACCGTTGGCGCCGTCCTTATCAAAAAGACGCTCCTCAACGTACATCTCAATCCGGCTCTTAGCCTCCATGATTGTGTCTCTGAACTCTTTCTTGCCGCCGTAGTTGAGTAGGCTTTGTCTGGACTTAAAGCCCAGCGCAAGCGCAAGTCCGGTAACTGTTGGCGGTCGCTGACCAATAAAAATAGGGTAGCCATATTTGTCTACCATCTGTCTGCCGGTGTCCGGATCCGTAAAGGGCTGACCCTTACAGTCCTCAAAGTATTTGTCGATGAGATCAATTATCTCCTCTTTACTTGTGTACCGCGGAGCCGGACCGTATTGATTTCTTCCCATCGTCTTACCTCCGTACAATTAAAAAGGCAGCCACCTCTTTATGAGATGTCTGCCTGGTATTGTTGCTATTTAGTTTTACGCTGTGTACGGCTTTTCGCCTGTGTAGCTCGTCCGCCCTCAGCGTTTTTCTGCTGCTTGACCTTGCCACGCACGATAGGGGTGGTATGGGGGTCAAGTATTCTGCGTTTAGCCGCCATGCCTACTTACCTGCTTTCTTTGGCGCGGTTTTCTTCGTGGCGGCTTTCTTTTTACTGCCAGCGGCTACCTTGCTGTTTGCATCGCCCAGAGCTTTGTATAAAGCCTGTGCGCCTTCTTTGCCTTTGATATGAACCTCTTTATATGCCATAGTGCCTTGCCTCCTTTACAGATTACTCTTACGATACACGATAGCCTTACGGTCAATGACATTGTGATAACTCGGATTTGTCTTGCTGTCTGTAATAACATTGTATCCCATAGCCAGAGCATATATACTCAGCGTGCTGTTGCTGACGCGTCCTACCTGCTTTGCAAATTTAGGATGCGACTGAGCGAATGTTGCAGCCATAGACTGTAAAGATCCTTTATCAATACAGTGCGCTGTCTTAGGATTGAGTACAGCAAGAGCAGTAGCCCCGGAAGCATAGCCAGTATTCATACCACCATTCATATCAAAGTATGTACCGGCGCCGTAGACCTGTCCGCCATGCTTACCACCCACATAATTGAGGGCTGAGTATTTCATCATGTCCGTAATATCGGTAGCCGTCAAATTATAACGAATGCCGCCGGAATTATATGTTACACCGCTTACCGAACGTGAGAGTATGTTACTCTTAGGGATATTGTTATCCTTTAGGAACTGATCGAAAGCGGAGTCATCTAATACCGTCGGCATTTCATTTACTCCGGCTGTATATGCAAATTTCTGTGTTGCATCTACCGCATCATTCAGATGGTTTGGCATATCAACTGTCTTGCTGTTCGCCATGAGCGTAGCAAGCTGGTCATCCGACATCTGAGAGAGTGCGGTTAAAGCTCCATTTACCACGGGGGTATTATCCGGGGTAGGGGGCTGCTGCTGTATCGGATTCTGAGCTGTCTGCTGTTGTGGCTGTTGCGGCATACGCTTCTTTAGCTGAGATGTGCTACCTCTGCCACCCATAACTCATCCTCCTTATTTCTTTTTCTTCTTTGTGCCTGTAGACTTCTTTGCGGCCATATCCTTATTGATCTGAGCAACTGCAGCTTTCTGAGCTGCTGTAGGCTTGCTTGTGATCTTTACACCTTTGCCATTAGAAGTCCATGCGTCAACTTCTGATTTCTTAGTTGCCATAATGTGCCTCCTTATCCTATCTCAACCACAAGAGTAACCTGCGGAAGTGATAAACTCTGTGAGCCTTTGGCTCTTGCTTTTTTGCCACTGTATTTAACATCCACAATCTTTGTAGACTGTCCTGGAGCAAGAATAATCTCGCCAAGCTGACCACCTGGACCGTTGCCGGGCATCATAGCCTGAGTACCGGCTTTTGCCTTGTACTCAATCCTTACAGCCCTGTTTGTGAATGGGTTGTTTGCGCCTGCGTTCTTAAAATCATTATATGACGTTGACAAGAATTTGTTTTCGCCATAAGTATGCCCGACAAGAGCAGATTTTAACTGCGCCGCGCTCAGCTTTGTATAGTCTGCGTTCTTTACGCCGACATCTGATAGCAGCTTATTGATAAACGGCGCGTGGTCGTATCTCTGCAAATTGAGGTTGTAACCCAAATTGTGCATCGCTGCCATAAGATTATTTCTCGTATACTGCTGATTGGCTGTAAGTGATGTACCATTCGCCATAGCAGTGTTCATGTTCTGCGACATAGAATACAGACTGCCCGGCTCCGGCTGGTCTGACAGATAGTTGATAACTGCCATACGGGCGTCAATTCCAAGATTCTGTGACTGGAAATACTGACGTCCACCGAATAAGTCGTGATAGTCGGCTGTATCTGTTGCCGCGAAAGTAGCGTTATTCGCCTGCTGTGCCTGCTGATTTGTAGGCACAATGTTAGGCGGCTGTGTCTGCATCTGAATAGTAGCACCGCCACCGGCACCACCAGAGGACATACCGCTTATGCTACCTCTGCCTCCCATTTTAGCACCTCTTTCTTTTATAGTCAAATAAATTTAACGGAGTATGATTGTCGCCGATGAAGCGACAGCTGCCTCCGGTTGTGTAGCTCGTCCATGCACCGCCGTTTTTCTGCTGTGTGACTGTGCGCCCAGCGGCAGAGTGGGGTATGGGGGTCACGCCGGATCCCTTATGTACGCTCGCGCCATTTCTGTTGAAAAGCCTTGATCGATATAATGTTATCGCTGTCAAGCTCCGGCGGTATAAGTCCGTACATGATAATCTGTTTAGGCTCCAGCCTGCGGACCATCTCGCGGTATCCGTCAAGGAATAGCTGCGCGGTGTCGCCCATGCCCGACTGAGTACCAACACTTGACACGATAACCGTACTGCCTACGGGTTCCCCATCAAAGCACCACTCGTAACTATCGTGGTCGCTCCATGAGATTGTAGGTATAACAGTCATACCGTGCGCCTGCCAGTATGCACCCAGCCAATGCTTGCGGTAGTGGTTGTATATCTGAATGGCTTTCGGGAAGTCTGTATATGTGGAGAAGTCCGGCGTACATACTGCCTGAAATCGTCCCAGCATTTCTACATACACATCCGGGGAAGTCCACACTCTGTTAAACTGGTAATCGTCTATAAAGAAGTGTACTCCGTGCCGTTCTGGTTCCTCACAGCTCTTTGCAAAGTTGAAGCTGATCCAGTTTTCAACATCACACTCAGCCGGTGCAAGGATAGGTATGTCATACTGTCCCTCGCCGTCAAACATAGCTTTGTTTAAGTTCTCATAGTTCCGTTGCTGTCTATATGTTGCCACAGCTTAGCCTCCTTCCTGTGAACATAAGAAAAGCCCCAGCGTACCACGCCAGAGCTTTTCCCGTAGATTCTACCATGTGCAAGCCAGAGAGCCACACGGACTAAGGGAGGAGGCATACCCACACTCCCAGCTTGCACGAAATCCGATTTTATTATAGATTATCCGTTTTCAGAAAGAAAGAGGAAAAATGGGACATTAAGGGACATTTGAGGACGACTTACACAAAGTGACTGTTGTATTCCTCCTCTAAGTACCTGTAGCAGCGTTTCTTGACGCTGTCGTCTGTGTTTCCACAGCCTATAAGGCGCGCTACTTCTTTCCAGCCGTAGTTGTTCTCAAAGCGGTAGGAGAAGATAAGACGCGTGAGGCTGTCCGGTATATCCCGGATAAACTGCTGCAGTCTGTCACGCTCGGCGCATCGGTGTAATAATATGTTTTCACGGCTTGCCAGTTCCACGGCGTATTTTTCGGTACGGCTTGTATTGCCACCGGATCCGTGAGGCATACCCGACATATCAGGGCTTGGCGCCGCCTGCGCCTTTTCCCTGAGTTCGGCAATGCGTTGTTCGTCTCTTGGTATTTCCTGATTGAGCCAGTAAAGCTGTGATAATTCTTTTACTGTCATACTGTAGCCCCCTTTGCTTTATCAATTCTTGCTTTCAATGCCAGCAATAAACTTTCCTGCGCGCTGTCTTTACCCTCTAAGGACTTGACAACGTCCTCATCAACGCCTCCCAGAGTAATGAGCCTGTGAACGATAACCGGGAATTGCTGGCCTTGTCTGTGAAGTCGTTTATTTGCCTGTTGGTATTCCTCTAAAGCCCATGTAAGACCGAACCATATTACATGATGTCCGCCCTCCTGGAGGTTCAGGCCATAACCACAGCTCGCCGGATGCGCTAAAAGTATATCAATCTTTCCGTCGTTCCAGTCGGTTTCGTCCTGCGCGTCTTTATACACTTTTACCACAAGTCCCGTCTTTGCCAGAGCAGAGAGGATCCTGTCTCTGTCATGCTGATAATAATAAAATACAAGCGCGTGCTGTCCGTTGAGCTGTTCGATCGTTTCCATGAACGCCTCCAGCTTGCAATCATGGATCGGAACCACAGCGCCGTCCTCATCATATACGGCTCCATTGCAGAGCTGTAAGAGCTTGCCGGTCAGAGTGGCAGCAGTGGTAGCAGTCACAAGATCGTCCTCAACCTCTAAAAGCATATCGCGCTCCATTTGCTCATAGGCTTTCTGTGCTTTATTATCCAGCTTGACCGGAATATCCTCATAGATAAGCTCCGGCAGATCCAGATAATCTTTTGCTTTCATGCTGATACAAATATCACTTATGAGCTGGTATATCTCGGCATCTGCACCGTCTTTCAAAGCGTATGAGAATATTGTTGTCTGGTTACGCTTATCAGGAACAAAGAACATATCACGGTATACAGATATGGTCCGCCCCAGACGCTTTCCGCCGTCAAGTAGATACAACTGCGCCCACAAATCTATCAAGCCGTGAGGGCTTGGCGTTCCGGTCAGCTCTATAATGCGGCTGATCCGTGGCAACATAGCTTTCAAAGCCTTAAAGCGTTTCGCCTGGTGGTTCTTAAAGCTGGAGCTTTCATCAAGCACCACTACATCAAACGGCCAGTTATGCCCGTAGTATTCTACAAGCCATTGTGTATTTTCGCGATTGATAATATATATATCAGCCTCAGCCTCTAAAGCCGCAAGGCGTTGTTTTGCGGTACCCAGTGCCACAGATATTCTGAGGTTTTTTAAGTGATCCCACTTTGCCGCCTCTTTGCTCCATGTACTTTCCGCGACTTTCTTCGGTGCAATGATAAGCACCTTGCGGATCCGCCAATAATAATATTTTAGACTGTGTAGCCCCGTCAGTGTGATAACCGTCTTTCCCAGTCCCATGTCAAGGAATAAGCCTAAGTGCGGATCTGAGATAATGCGGTCAATGCAATATTGCTGATAGGGATAGGGTGTAAACTGTTTACTCATTATGTTGTATGACCTCCTTGCACTCAGCCACTATATGTTGTACTTTATCCACACTGTCAACAGAGTTATACACAATAAAGCCCATGCGGCGTAATATGCGCTGTACAACTACCTGACGTTTTCTTTCTGTCTTGCCGGGTGCTTTCAACTCAGCAAAACGGATGATACCGCCAGGCAGCAGTATCATCCTGTCCGGCACTCCGGTATATCCGGGGCTTACCCATTTCAGACAAAGCCCTCCGATTCCTTTTATGCCAATTCTCAATTTTTTCTCTATATCCTTTTCCTGCATCAAAACAGTGCCTCCCTTCAAATTCTGCCGCGCGTATAAACCGCGTCCACGCTCGCTGTCCGTGCTTCTTTTTCTCTCTGGTATCATACCTGTTTCATTGATTGCCAAAGTGGAAGCAAAAGCCTCATGTTACATTTTTCCTCGCGCGCGTATATGAGTGTGCGCCTCAGGCGTTTTAGGCGTTATATTTCTCCCTAATTCCTCTAATCTATAAGGTATATTAGAAAAGAATGTAACATTGTAACATTTTGCCTATAACCCTTGAAAATAAAGGCTTTAAGGCTGTTACAATTCGCGTTACATGAATGTAACATTGTAACTTTTTTGTGTTACATTTTTTAGAATGTAACAGAGAATGTAACGCGATTGTAACAGAAAATGTAACAGTATCATTGACGCCTTACAAAACCTCTTTGCGTGTTATATGGACCCGCTCTAAAAGGCTTATCAGATCGTTTCCACTCCGGTAAATTTGCCAAAACAGAGTTTATTTCTCTCGTATCCGTGTTTTTTATGTCTCTAATCTGGCCATTAAATAACTCGCACCACACCTCAATAGCTGTTATGCGGTCACGGTCAACAAGGTTATACTCGCCTACAGCGTTATTCGCCCAGTAGTCACGGCGGCGGTCAAGCGGCCACTTGCTCCAGTCGTCCGGTACCTGCCTTGTAACAAATTCGGCTATGATACCTTCTCTCGCGGATGCCTCGCGGTGCTGTTCCTGCTTTTCCTGCGCCATGCGTTCAACCTCGCCCGTGAGGTAGGTTGCCTCGCCCATCTGCCAGCGTGCCTTAGCCTCAGCCCATATCTGGTCGATGATCTCCGGTGTGAGGTCGTCCCATACTGTTTTAGAGTGGGGCTGTTCCCCGACGTCTACCGGCCAGAAACGGCGGTTGCCTGTGGTGTCCTGTAAGAAGTCCATCTGATTGCAAGTGCCGAAGAACACACAGCATCTTGGAAGCTCCTTGACATTCCTGCCGTATGCCGCTCTGTATCGGTCAGCCCGCAGAGAGAGGAACTGCTTAATACGCGCGACATCGGTACGCCTGAATGCGTCCAGCTCCGCAACCTCCACAAGCCACACACCTTGTAAAAGCTCGGATGCCTCCTTGCCCTCGAAAGTACGAATGCTGTCATTGAAATAGCCTTTACTCATCTTATCTAAAAGGGTAGATTTACCTAAGCCCTGAGAGCCACAGAGGATGAGCATATTATCAAACTTACTGCCGGGAGTCATTGCACGCCCGATAGCTGCAGTAAAGGATTTTCGGCACACGGCTCTGTTGTATGCGTTATCCTCAGCGCCCAGATAATCTATAAATAAGGTGTCAAGTCTCGGCGTGCCGTCCCAGCTCAGACCCTTGATGAAATCCTGCACCTCGTTGAATGAGTGTGTAGCCGCATGAATGTCAAGTGCCGCGTCGATGTTTCCGCGTCCTGTGATATTGTAAGTTTTCTCCAGATACCAATACAGCCCGTTGCTGTCGGTATCACTCCACAGCCGACGGCGCTTGTCGCTGCTCCATGGCAGAGAGCCTAATACCTCTCCGCGTCCGGCAAACTCATTCAGGGCAAACTTGCCTTTAAGTCGCGGATCATTGTCAAGAATAATCATTACATTGTCGATGGTGGACTTGATAGCGCCCGTCTGAGGCACGATAGCCAGCTTCTGCATCCAGTTGACTGCATCGTCTGAGTTATCTGCTGCCACGCCGTCAAATTCCTTTGCCGCCTCGTCTGCGCGTTCCTTTGCCATAAGTGCCGCCACAAGGTTGTCCGATACGGCATATTCGCACATGGCCGTAAACGATGGCAGGCGGTTGTTTGGAGTTCCTTCCTTTGCCTCGTCGTCCAGGTCGCCGAATTTATGTAAGCGGACAAGATCGAAAGAGTTTACCAGCTTTCCGCTGCATGGGTCGGTTGCATGGTGTGAGAACAGGAACTTGCCATTGTCATAGAGGACAGCGCCGCCGGTGGTGGATCCGTTCAGATATGTAAATCGGTTTGGGTCGTTATCAACCGGATCATATATACCCGGTAAGTGCTTCTGCATTGCCGCGCATATATCATAAGTACGGCAAAACGCACCGACAACTCCGGGCTTTGCCTCTGGGTCGCCCTGGCGTACTGCTAACTTCTGATAACTGACCGCGCCCGGTACTTGCGGCCACGATGTAAAGTCGTGCCAGTCCTCGTAGGTGTCAAGCACGCTGTCCGCCACAATCAGTCCTTTGTCCGCTGTCTTATAGAAATACTCCGAATCAGCACAGCATGATGGCCAGTACATAAGTCTCGACGGCTCGAAAGTAGTAGGATCCGCCATCTGTATGCCTAAATCAAACGCCAGCTTACGGGCGATAGGCTCGTATTCATCTGCGGACACGGTACGGTCAAGCGGTATCAAAATACGGAGTCGCGGTCCGGTTTCCATGTGCTTACGGGTAGAGTAGATGCAGTAGCTTACATTGAGATTTTCTACTGCCTGTACGACTGTGTCTGTTCCGTAACTTGGTATATTATCAAAGTCAAGAGTAACAAGATCACGTCCGGTTACGGCAGAGGCTTTACGCCGTCCGCCTGAGAGGGTACCGGCAACAAAGCCGCCGACGTCCTTTAGG